ACAGTGATAGACAGTGATAGATAGTGATAGATAGTGATAGATAGTGATAGAACTAGGCTTTGTGGCGTTCGCATATGGGTATGGCGCTTTATATAGAAAGCCCGATCTAGCCCTACCCTACCCCTACCCCCCGCCAGAGCGATACAAGTGACATGCTGTGTATATATACTATTTCACTCAAATGATTTGCATTTTTAATAGGTACCCCCTTTTTTCTGTGGGGTTTGGTGGTGTTTTATGTGGTTTTGTGGGAAGACCCCCCTTAGGAGTCCCAGTCTCCTTGCTATAAAAAATTTTTTATATATACTTCAGGCAATTCAGCTATTTATAGCTTGCGATGGGGTAAAATATGGCTTTAGAGCTAGTACCCGAAGTGGGAATAGAAATCCCGCCTGACTCTACCTATATGGATTTGCGTGAACGCGCAGAGGCCGCTTGTAATACGGCTAAGTTATTAGGGGAGCATGGGCTAGATGTGGAACCTAATGATTTAGATAAGGATACAGCCAGTATTTTGGTTGAGTCCTACGCCACCAACCCTGAAAAAACTTCCAAGAAAGTCTCTGTAGCTCGAACTACCACCCTCACTCCTGCTTCTTTGGTGCAAACAAGTGCCATATTGACGGAGTTTGGGCAGCTTGTTGCTACCCGTGCTGCAGAGATACGCAATACTGTAGTCAATAAACTGATTCTGGAGACAGAAAACCCTGATGCGAGGGTACGTATACGTGCTTTGGAGAACCTCGGCAAGATGACCGAGGTAGGACTCTTTACTGAACGTAAGGAAATAACCGTAACCCATCAGAATGCAGATGATCTACGAGCAAAACTACGGGAAAAGCTGGAAGTATTGAAGCAGAACGCTGAAGGGGTGTACGAGGTGGTCGAAGATGGAAGTGACTAAGCGGGATGTTGTTAACATCCGTATGCACATATGTGTTCAGTGTCCTCATCTACGCCCTAAAATCCACCAATGTAAGAAATGCGGCTGTATTATGCCTGCTAAAGTGTGGTTTATGGGGGTAAGTTGTCCCGAAGGTAAGTGGGGGCCAGCAGAAACAGGGGTTATCGCCTCAGATCAAAGGCAGTTTGCTACTTAATGACTAATATCCGCACTCAGGACTTTTCTCCCTCCGAAATCCAGCTAATGTTGGACAATTTAGACGCATACACGTTGGAAGAACAGGAAGAACTGGATAAGTTACTGGAAGAGTTGGAACACAAGCAGAAAGCCGAGGCGTGTTACACTGATCTTGTTGAATTTTGTAAGCTTATGCAGCCGGATTACAAGGTTGGTAGCCATCATCGCATCCTAGCTAACCTATTGATGGAGATTGAGAGCGGAAAGGAGGCAGACACAGGAAAAGACAGGATATGTGTCAACATCCCCCCCAGACATGGTAAGTCTCAGCTTGTTTCTATCTATTTCCCTGCGTGGTTTTTAGGGCGTAACCCTACTAAGAAAGTAATGATGGTGTCCCATACCACTGATTTAGCTGTAGATTTTGGACGTAAGGTGAGAAACCTTATATCTACCCCCGACTACCAAAAAATCTTCCCCACCGTGCAGCTTGCTTCTGACTCCAAGTCAGCAGGGCGATGGAACACAAACGTGGGGGGTGAATACTACGCTTGTGGAATAGGTTCCTCTATCGCAGGACGAGGAGCAGACCTGTTGTTGGTTGATGACCCTCACTCTGAGCAAGATGTCTTGAGCGGGAACTTCGATGTGTTCGATAAAGCCTATGAATGGTTTACGTTCGGTGCGCGTACTCGTCTGATGCCCGGAGGTCGGGTAGCGATTATCCAGACTAGGTGGCATCTGGACGATCTGACAGGGCGTGTTACCCGTGACATGATGATGAACGAGTTGGCTGACCAGTACGAAGTGGTTGAATTTCCAGCAATTATTGATATAGAAAGAGAAGGCGCTCCTGTTGAGAAACCGTTATGGCCTGAGTTCTTTGATCTGGATGCCCTCCACCGCACTAAGGCTTCGATGCCGTTGTTCCAGTGGAATGCCCAGTACCAACAAGAACCCACCGCCGAAGAAGCGGCTTTAGTTAAGCGTGAGTGGTGGAATCAGTGGGAGGAGGAACGTCCCCCCTCTTGTTCTTATATTATTATGTCATTAGACGCTGCGGCAGAGACGCATAACCGTGCAGACTTTACGGCCATTACTACATGGGGTGTGTTCTTCAATGAGAAAGAAGATGCCCATAATATTATTCTTCTTAACTCTATTAAGACGCGGGTAGAGTTTCCGGGGCTAAAGAAGCTTGCCTTGGAAGAATATAAGGAATGGGAACCTGATTCGTTTATCGTGGAGAAAAAGAGTAGTGGCACGGCTTTGTATCAGGAATTAAGGCGTATGGGACTTATTGTGCAGGAATACACCCCGCATAGAGGCTCAGGAGATAAAACAGCGCGGTTAAATTCTGTGGCAGATATTGTACAATCAGGATTAGTTTGGGTTCCGCAATCACGATGGGCTGAAGAAGTAGTAGAGGAGATTGCAGGATTCCCGTTTATGAGCAATGACGACTTGGTAGACTCAACAGTTATGGCGCTAATGCGCTTTCGCCAAGGCGGTTTTATACAGCTCCCTACTGACAGAGAAGATGATCCGGCTATGTTTAGAAGCAGAAGACATGGCGGATACTATTGAGGACTAAAAGATGGCTATAGAGAAAGGCATATTTACTGCACCTGAGGGGGAAGAAATAGAACAGTCCTTAGAGATTAATGTAGTGGAACCTGAAATGGTAACTATGAGTGATGGAAGTATGGAGATCACCCTAGTTCCTGAAGAAGGGCTACCCCTTGACCTTGCAGGCGCACCGTTTGATACAAATTTAGCAGAGTACATGGAAGAGACTGTGCTTGAGGCACTATCAGGAGAACTCATAGCACATGTAGAGTCTGATGCTAACAGCCGAAAAGATTGGGCAGATACATTCGTTAAAGGATTAGAGGTACTTGGGTTCAAGTACGAACAGAGAGATCAGCCTTGGGAAGATGCGTGTGGCGTATTTTCTACGGTGTTGGCTGAAGCAGCTATTCGGTTTCAAGCAGAAGCTATGGCAGAAACCTTTCCTGCAGGTGGGCCAGTAAAAACTAAAATCCTTGGTGAAATGACTAGGGAGAAAGAAGACGCTGCTGATCGTGTGAAGACTGATATGAACTATGAGCTTACTGAAGTCATGGTGGAATATAGACCTGAACATGAACGCTTACTGTACAGCTTAGGGTTAGCAGGATCGGCATTTAAGAAGATTTATTACGATCCTAGCCTAGGGCGACAGGTAGCTATCTTCATCCCTGCTGAAGATGTAATTGTCCCTTATGGAGCTTCTAATATAGAAACTGCAGAACGTGTGACCCACGTAATGCGTAAGACCAAGAATGAAATTGTTAAGCTTCATAAAGCTGGGTTTTATAGACCTGTAGATTTAGGTGACCCCCAACCCTTCCATACAGACGTAGAAGAGAAAAAAGCACAGGAAGGTGGGATATCCATAGACGATGATGATAGGTATACCCTTTATGAAATACATGCCGACCTTGTGTTAGATGAGGAAGGTGATGAGTTTGTTTCTGAAGAAGGTAAGAACGATACTGATGTTGGCCAAGTAGCTAAACCTTATGTAGTCACTATAGAACGTGGCACAGGGAAGGTGTTATCTATTCGCCGTAACTGGCAGCCTGACGACTCTTTATTCCTCAAGCGTCAACATTTTGTCCATTATTCTTACGTGCCGGGTTTTGGCTTCTATGGTCTTGGTTTAATTCACATTATTGGTGGTTACGCTAGGGCAGGTACTTCTCTTATCCGTCAATTAGTTGACGCAGGTACGTTGAGTAACCTACCGGGTGGTTTGAAAGCGCGTGGATTGCGCGTGTCAGGTGATGACTCACCTATTGGGCCGGGGGAGTTTAGGGATGTAGATGTTCCGGGGGGATCTATCCGTGACAACATTATGCACCTTCCTTATAAGGAACCAAGTCAAACACTACTCGCATTGCTAAATCAAATTACCGAAGAAGGCCGTAGGTTAGGGGCTATTTCGGATATGAACATTTCTGACATGAGTGCGAACGCACCTGTCGGCACAACCTTAGCTATTCTGGAGCGGACACTTAAACCGATGGCTGCGGTACAGGCGCGTGTTCATTATGCAATGAAACAGGAGTTCAAACTGCTCCGAGCCATTATCGGGGAGTACGCACCGGAAGAATACGTTTACTTACCAGAACGTGGAGAGCCAAGAGCTAGATCACAAGACTACGATACTACTGATGTTATCCCTGTCAGCGACCCTAATAATACTACTATGGCGCAACGGGTGGTGCAGTATCAAACTGTGATGCAGATGGCACAAGCCGTGCCTGAAATCTATGACCTCCCACAGCTACATCGGCAGATGATAGAAGTGTTGGGGGTAAAGAATGCAGATACATTAGTCCCATTGTCTGAAGACATGACGCCGACAGACCCAGTTAGTGAGAATATGGATGCGTTGGTGGGTAAACCAATAAAAGCTTTTATATATCAAGACCATGAAGCGCATATTGCAGCCCACGTTGCTTTTTTAGAAGACCCCATGATTGCCCAATCTATTGGGCAAAACCCTAATGGGCAAATGATCGTGTCAGAACTACAGGCTCATATAGCTGAACATACTGCGTTCCTTTATAGACAGCAGATGGAAGAGAAGCTGGGCGTACCTCTACCTGATCCTAACGCAGAACTACCGGAGAGTATGGAAGTTCCATTATCTCAGTTAATGGCTTCGGCTGGAGCGCAACTATCGCAGCAACATCAGGCTGAAGCAGCACAAGCAGCCGCAGAAGAACAGGCTCAAGACCCAGTAGTCCAGATGCAACAGGCTGAGTTAGAACTTAAAGCACAAGGAGAACAACGACTTAAAGCGAAAGATGAAGCCGATATTGCTATAGCTCAAGAACGGGTGGATATAGACAAACGCCGTGTAGTAGTGGATGCAGCAAAAGAAGCCGCCCGTATCCAGTTGCAGAATGAATCTCAGGATAAAAAGACAGATTTAGAAGCAGTAAAAGTGCTTATCGATCTTACTAAGGCGGAGAACGAAGAGAAACGTACAAGAGCCGAAGCACATCGTGATGCGTCTGAAGCCTATCGCGATGATAGAGAGGATAGATAATGGCAACAACAGTTTTTGAAGTTCTGGATAGGAAAATAGAAGCCTTGAAGGAATCAAATAAAAAATTTCTGGAGGACGGCGCAGCTAAAGACTATGCCGAATATCGGGAATCGTGTGGAGTGATTCGGGGTCTAAGCTCTGCACAGCGAGAAATAGCAGACCTTTCGCGCAATTATACGGATGACAATGATGACTGAAACAGCTTTAGAGGTAAAACGAAGAGAACGGATAGAAGAAGAGGCACAGCGAGAGAAAGAATTAGAGGCACAAATCCCACGACCTGTGGGGTATAGGCTACTTATAGGACTTCCAAACGTAGAAGAAACCTTTGATAGCGGTATTGTCAAAGCAGAATCTACTAAGCATGAGGAGTACGTTCTTTCTACGGTAGGCGCAGTGATTGATATGGGTGAACAAGCCTATAACGATAAGGATAGATTCCCTACAGGCCCGTGGTGCAACATTGGAGACTACGTTATGTTTCGTGCGAATACCGGAACTAGATTTAAAGTAGGCCGACAAGAGTACCGTTTAATGAATGATGACTCTATAGAAGCAGTTGTCGAAGAACCGAGTGCTATAACTCGTGCATAGGAGAAACTAGATGGCAAATCAAGAGCAAGTTGAGTTTGAATTTCCTGAACCAGAGGAAACTAAAGAAGACTTAGAAATCGAAGTTGAAGGAGTGGCAGGACGAGAAAATGTTCTGGAAACGAAAGTTAGCCCTGAATCGGAATCAGTACCTCCACCACAACCTGAATCTGAAGCAACAACGGAACCTGAAGCAGAAATAGAGATCGTAGACGATACTCCCCCTGAGGATAGGAACCGTGTACCTTCAGACCCTCCTGAAGAACTTACGGAAGACGAGTTAAATAGTTATTCTTCTGAAAAGGTTAAAAACCGGATCAAACATTTTAGCAAAGGCTATCACGATGAGCGGCGAGCAAAAGAAGAAGCCCTGCGTGAACGCACAGAACTAGAAAACTGGGCGAGAAAACTCCAAGAGGAGAACCACCAACTCAAGGGGACGGTAGACAAAAGCCAAGCTACTTTGTTGGAACAGGCGAAGAAAACTGTTACTGCTGAAGTAGAACATGCCAAACGTCAGTATAAAGACGCGTACGAAGCGGGTGACCCCGATCAAGTGGTAGCAGCACAAGACGCACTCACTACTGCTAAAATTCGTATGGAAAAAGTTAACGCAGTTAGAGCTGCTCCTTTACAAAACAGTGAAACTGCGGTACAAGTACCCCAATCTAACAAACCTCCTTTAGACTCTCGTACTGAGGGTTGGCGCAAAGACAATGTGTGGTTTGGTGGAACCTCTGGTGAGGACACCGAAATGACAGCTTTTGCATTAGGAGTGCATCAAAAGTTAGAAAAGGAAGGGATTACGGCACAAAGTAATCCTGATGCTTACTACGAGAGAATAGATTCTCGTATGCGACAAGTATTTCCAAACAAGTTTGGAGGTACAGAGGAAAAGCAATTAGCTGAACCAAAACCGAAACGCACTACGAATGTTGTTGCTCCTGCTACAAGAAGTGTAGCTCCGAAAAAGATTATTTTATCGGAAACACAACAAAGAGTAGCTAAAAGGTTAGGGGTTCCCCTTGAACTATACGCCCAAAAGGTTGCAGAAGAAATGAGGAAACAAAATGGCTGAGAATAGACTACCCCAAGAACTGGAGTCTCGTGAAAAAAATGTCCGTAAGGCGGCATGGAAAAGGCCAGAATTATTGCCTGAACCTGTTCCGCAAGAAGGATATACTTTTCATTGGGTACGAGTAAGTACGATGGGACAAGCTGACCCAACCAATGTTTCCGCAAAAATACGAGAAGGTTGGGAGCCTGTAAAGGCATCTGACCACCCTGAAATAGACCTTGTAAGCATCGAAAACGAGCGCTTTAAGGACAATGTAGTTATGGGTGGTTTAATGTTATGCAAGGCTCCAGTTGAGCTTGTTGAAGAGAGGACTGCACATTATGATGCACAGTCTAAGCAACAAGTAGAATCAGTTGACAACAACTTAATGCGAGAGAATGACCCTAGAATGCC